GACGAAGACGACGACCGCGCAGTGCTGGCAATCGTGGCCGCGCCTGCGACCAAAGCACCGGACGCCGACGACGACGACCGCGCAGTGCTGGCAATCGTGGCCGCGCCTGCGACCAAAGCACCGGACGCCGACGACGACGACCGCGCAGTGCTGGCAATCGTGGCCGCGCCTGCGACCAGAACGCCAGCGCCCGAAATGCTTGTAGGCGCTGGCGTAACAATCGGCATAGGCACGTCGTTACTAGACGTGCTTATTATCGACTGGTCGAACCCGGTATTAGTCCCCTTCCACGACTGGAAAGATTCGGGGTTACCGTCGAACGGTGCCCCGTTATTCCAGTGCCAAAAGCTAGACCATTTCACGGCCTACTAGCCCCAGACAGTTTCGATAAGGATAGTTTGAGCGCCCGTAGACGTAGTGCTGGTAAGCACGAAAAAGCCCAAGCACGGTTCAGAACCGCCGGCTACGTCGGTAAGTTTACGAATGCCGCCAATCTGCGCCGGCGTCGAACGTTCCGCAAATGTAGTTGTGGAAAGGCTGGGAACAAGAAGCAGCGGCTTATAGATAAGCGCCGCCACAACACCGCCGCCCATGTTAGCCGAAAAAGTCGCCTGATTGATTTTGCGCACGCCGTAGTCGCCAGCGGCGAAGCGAATCATAGGGCCGTCTTGAATCGGGACCAAGCGGCCCGCTATAGCGCTGGTCGTAATCGCTATAGCGCCGGTCGTCTGGTTATCGGTGCCGTCTTGGTCCATGTAGTTTAGCGTAACGTTCGCGGCGGTAGCGCCGGTCGCAGTCGTTACTTCTAGGGTCATGTTCAGCCCGACGCCGTTAGAGTAACGAAGGTTAAGCGTCGTAGTAACGTTCTGCGACGTTGTGGTAGTCGCTAGGATATTGCCGGCCCCTTGCACTAGGTCTACCAGTAGCGTTACGTTGCTGCCGGTCGCGTGGTTAAGGCCAAGGTTCGTTAAATACAAGTCTTCCGTAACGCCTATCGTCATAGGTAGCGGCCATGCGCCAGCGTCCGCAGCGCTGCGCGCCGCCGGGCCGGGTATATTTCCGAAAGCCATAGCCGTCGGATTACCGACGACCCGCAAGAACGAAGACCACTGGTTAGCGACGGTAGTTTGCGACGCCTTCGCGCCCATGTAGTCCCAGCCTTTACCGTTACCGCGTGCCGCTACGACGCCGTCCCATGACGTAATCGCTGCGCGCATACTGCGCAGAACTTTTATCGCGTCGCGCGAATCGGTCCCCAGCGCCATAACCGGTAAAAGCTGGTCAACACCGAAACGACCGCCGGACACTTCACGCGCTACGCGTTCGGCCCGTTCGTGGTCGCGGACAAGCGCGCGCACATGGCGTTCGTATACCGAGTTCAGATAAAGGCCGCGCCGCCCGTCAACATGGCCGACTTGTCCAAGTGCGGAAAGCGAAACGGGGATAGGCGGCGCTTTTTCGGCCAGCGACCGCCCCAGTTTATGCAGCTCGTTTAATATTTGCATGACCGAGAACCTTTTTTAAGAGACTGTCGCCGAAAACCTGATAACGACAAGAAGGGGTTTCCGCCACTACCGACAAAAAGTCTTGCGCGTTTTGCAGCATTTGCGGACTGCTTAAAAACTTTTCGCCGCTAGGTAGCGTCACGTTTACCAGCATTTCGGCCGGGTTCGGGTGAAAGCCGGCGTGCTGCTTATCGCCGCTAAAAGAACAGTCCATGCCGAACACGTAGAAGTCGCTACGCCCTAGCGCTGTGCTTAGGCATATAGCGCGCGTCCCGACACTGGTTCCGCCAAGAACTACAAAAGCTTCGGGGTCGTGCGCGGCTATAAAGGCGTCTTCTTCTTTTGAGTTAGCGACATGCCACAAGCTAACGTCGAAGCCGCGCAGCGCGTCGAAGACGTCGCGGTGACACGACGACGCAATAAGGTAACGGACGCCCTTATGCGGCTTTGAAAAAAACCGCGCCTTATGCGCGCGCGGGTCCGATTCTACGTGCGCATAAGGCACTATACCGGCGTCTATTAAAACGTCGTGCGCGCCTGATACCGAAATTATGTCGGCATTTATGGCGCGTAATATTTCCAACTGGTCCAAAAGGCTAGGACCGTAACACGCAAGCGCCACGGGGCGTTCGTTTGCAGCTTCAAGCGATACGGACGGAAGCCCGCGAAGAAGCGCGCTACGGATATTATCGCAGCGCGCTTCACCGTCTAGGCACCCTTTCATTTTAACTTTGACGACAGGCGCAGCCGGGCCGGCCGCTACTGGACCGCCAAAGTTAAAAGACGAAAGCGGAAGCTGCATTGCGGCACCGTTACGGCATGGACGCGTAAGTAAGCGACGTTACGGAAACCTGCTGGCCGGCGGAAACTACTACGCTATTCATTTCGATATCGCCGCCGCCGCCCGTAGCCGTAACTGAGCAAATAATTTTATCAGTGCCGGCCGCGTTTTTAAGCCGCGCCTTTGCAATGGTGCCGCCGGTCGCGCTAGTGTCGGATGATATGGCGTTAGCGGTTGCGATTGCCGAACCGTTAGCCGCGCCAAAAGCCGGATTACCCAGCGCTAGCGTAGCCACTTCGGCGTCGGCGGAAGTCTGAAACACCAGCGAACCGGGCGGCGTGCCTTCGTCCAACTGGTCCACCACGAAGTCGCAAACGCCAATGCGGACGGCCGAGGGGTGCGAAACTGTCATTTTTTATACTCCTTAACGTTAAAGTTTTACGTAACCAAGCCTTTGCCGCCCATGCGGGCGCGACCCGTGGTAGCCGCCGGGTCTACGACTACCACTAACCCTTCTTGCAGCCACGTTTCTACAAGCGCCAATAATTGCGCGTTATTTTCGCGCGCGGTGTAGGAAAGACCGGCGCAGTATCCGCTGCCGTTTTCCTCGCAATGAAAATCTTTAGTCGGCGAAAACCTTACTACTTTTTCTTCTTCCATTTTATTTCCTTTCGCTGGTTTGTAGTGACTTAACACGTTCGCCGCCGATAAGCTTTCCGGCCTTATCGTAGACGGGCTTAACCGGCATTTGCATAGTTTCGCGCAGTTCACGCGTAACGCCGGCCAATTCTTCGACAACTTCAAGCTGCCGCGCGTCGTGCGGCGCGTGGCTTAAATGCACATGATTTTCGGGCGCGCTAAGATTAACGAAAACGTGCGGCGCTTCAGGCTGCGCACCGTGAACGACTACCGGCGTTTCTACGTGTATGGCTGGCGGCGCTGAACGCGGCATAAGGTTTACGAACGCGCTAGCGATATCGCGCGCCGACGCGGACTTGCCGTCGCGTCCGTCGCGTCCGTCCAGCCCGTCGCGCCCCGGTTCGCCGCGCTTTAAAGCGCGCAGCTTTTCAAACTCCAGCGACATTTCGCTAAACTTTTGTTCTAGCGCTTCAAGGCGTGCTGCCGTGTTATCGCTGCCCGACATTCTGAACCCCTTTCAGCATTTCGTCGCAGAACGCCGCCACTAAAAGGTCTGTCGATTGGCGCGCCATTTCTTCGTCGTCGTTGTTAGGCTCTTGTTCCGACGGCGTGTCGTCGTTGTTAGGCTCTTGTTCCGACGGCGTGTCGCTAGAGGGTGCCGCCACGCTGGACGCGTCCGACGGTGCCGTGCGTTCCGCAAGCTGGGCAAGCGACCAGTTCTGCTGCTGCATCATCGGCGAATCGCCGCCGACGACTTCCGGCATATTTTCGGCGACGCGCGCTTGGTTCGGCGCTAACCAGCCGCCGGCGATAGCCTTATTATGGCGTTCGTAGCGCGTTACGCTGTCCATACGTAGCAAGCTGTCCGGGTCCAGTTCCACCACGTCGCCTTCGGGCAGCGAAAGCCCTTCGGTTAGCAGCAGTTCCATAGGTTCGATTAACGGCTGCAAGCAGTCGTTGTTATACGTCTGGTTAAGCGCTTCGATATTGTTATAGGTAGGCGGCGTGCCGCCAAGTTTATAAAGCGGGTAGTGAAACGCGCGCGCCACGTCTTCGACGGACCATTTTAGCTGCTCTATAAGTTGCGCGTCCACGGCGGGGATAGTCATAGCTTCATACTTCAGCCCGTCGCCCAAAACTGCAAGCCGCCCAAGGTTACCGCCCGAATAGTTGTCTTCCCAGTATGTTTTTAACCGGGTCGCGGTCGTGTCGGAAATTTCGCCGGGCGCGGACAACATGCCAGAAGGGCGCGACATATTGCTAAAAAAGTTTAGCGAATTCTGCTGTATGGTGTTACCCATTGTGCCCGCCATGCCGCACGCATAAATCGGCGACACCCCGCATAGCGGATTGAATAGCGCCACCATTTTGTCATGTATCACTTCGCGCGCCGGGACGCTTAACGTCGTATCGTCTAGCCCTAAAAGTTCTGTCCCCGCGATTTCGTAAAACACGTCGCCCGACGTCCCCACAAGAACGCGAACGCGTCGCGGGTCTATCGGATACAACTTCACCACGCGACCGCGTTCGTCGCGGCGCTTCAGGAAATACGCATTGCCCCATAGCAGCTTCGCTACGACCCAGTAGGTAAAAAACTGTATGCGGTTCTGAAAATGATTCGGCGCGCGCATAAGCTGGTCGAGTTCACCGCCTACGACAGCGTCCCATATTTTGCCGTTTCGGCGATACTGGGCGACCGGCATTTTTCCAATGTCCGCCGCTATTCCGGTAACGCACGAAAACACCGCCGAAAACGCAAGCAGCGTTCCGGGCGAATGAACTTCGACGTTACGCTGCCACGCCCCGGCGAACGATTCGCGTATAACGCTAAGCCAGCCGCCATTCCCGACGCCGCTATAGCTTGTCTGTTTCGTTACCGTCGCGCTGCGCGAAATTTTTAGGCCAAAAAGCTGCATTACTTACCCCCGGACGGTATGTCGGTCGTTCGGTATTCGTTCAGCGCCCGGCGCTTCGCTACCCGCCCCCGGCGCTTCAACATTCGGTCCAGCCTGTCCAGTTCTGCGGACTGCTGGAAAAACGCAGCCCCCGCCGCGTTACCGCGACGGGGGGCGTCTTTTGCTTCCCTTTTGAACTTCTTACCCATAGGGTAGAAATTCGCGCGGGTGAATCTTAGTAAGTTACGCCGCTGATAACTTGCACGGCAGCACTGCGCCGCTTGTGCCAGTTAATCATGCGTTCGGCACGAATGCCGACAAGGTTTTGCTGCCACAGCGAAACAAGTTCAGCCTGTCCGCCGGTTTCCGGTGCGCTGTCCATTTGCAGCGAAGCTTCGCGCGAAACGTCCACGTTAATTCCGCCTTCGTCGGCCAGCAGGATATCGCTAGCGTTCATCAGGAAAATATACGTCGGCGAACCGCTGGTGCCAAGAATCGGCACGCTGTTACTGGTGACGACCGGCAAGCCCATAAACGTTCCACCCTGCGGCGTAATCGTCGGGAAGGCGAACGAATCTTCGCTGCTAGAACGCAGCATGGACAGCGACAGGGCGGTGCGCGGGTTCATAACCCAGACACCGGCGGCAAGGTTGATATTCGCCGTAATGAATCCCTGCATAGCCGCGCGGACGTCGGCGGTAACGTTTGCGACCGAAGCGCCCGAAGACACCGTAGCCGACACGCCGTTAGAAACCGAAGCCGGCGACACGTTCGCAACTGCCGCTTTTGTCGGGTCGATAAACGCGACGTCGAGGTATTGCGCGATTGTGTCAATCATGTCTTGCCGCACGACAGCTTCGGCGGACGGCGTGGACAGGCGCGCCAGTTGTTCGGTAATCACGACGATACCGGCGACAGTTGCGTGCCCCAGCGTGACCGTGTCGAACGTCAAACGGCTAACCGGTTTCGGCGCGCCTTCGCCGACCCACTGCGCCGTCGAAGACGTAAGCTGCCGGGGCATCTTGACGTTGAACGGAACGCGGCGAAAGCCGTTAATACGGCCGATAATGGTAGCCGGGCGCAGCAGTTCGATAAACTCGTCCTGCATCATGCGAACGTCCACCAGCGGCGCGGCCCACTCGCTGTTCGTGGTATTGCCGGGGTCTACCGCAGCTTTCAAAGCGGTAATTACTTCCGGCGTGCTGTCGGCCCAGCGCTTCGAAATTTCCAGCGCGCGCATAACGTCGCCCTTTGCCATGGCGAGCGCCATTGCGTAGCGGGTAAACGCGGTGCCTTTTTCGTGATTGCGACGCACGGAAATGATACCGCTATTGCCGCGTGCAGCAGAAGCCGCAGCAGCCGCGACGGCGGCAGCGTCGCCGCCTTCACCAGCGCGAACGACTACGTTCTGCGCCGATTTCATTTCCATCTGTTCGGCGCTTTTCAGCCGGGTAATGTGCGCGTCAATGCCGGCGATTTCCTGCGCCAGTGTGTCGTGCGTTTCGGTTTCCGCTTGGTCGAAAGTGCGGCCTTCGTCGGCGGCTTTAACCAGCAGTGCGTCCAGTTGTGCTTTGGACGCGGCGCGCTTAGCTTCCAGCGCTTGCAACTGTTCGGACAGAGTCTTATTAAACATGGTTTTGTTTCCTTTAGGTTCTGCTGCTGTTTTGGGTGCCGTGTCGCCGGCGACGTTGTTAAGTCGCACGACTGGCAGCGCTGCCTTGTGGCCTGTCGCGGCCGGCTGCGCTGCCAAGTCTACGGACTTGATAAGCTGAATGTTCGCATCTGCGTTTGCGGGAATGGTGACGGCCGACAACTCAAGCCACAGCCATTTCAGAAACCGCACGCCCTGCGTTTCTTCGATGTATGAGTATTCGACGGGGCGGAAGCCGATAGACATTCCGCGCACAAGGCCGGTTTTAATCGACAGCCAAGCTTCTTCTAGTCGGTCTTTCAGCGCGCCCGGTTCGTCAACTTTTGCAAGCTGCACCGTGACATAAATTCCGTCTTTCGTTACTTTCGCTTTCGTCACATGGCCGACTGGTTGCGCGCTGTTATGCTGCCAGAGAAACGGAATCGGTAGCGTAAATTCTGCGCCCTTGGGTTCTACGACGTCGCCGGCTATGCAGGGATTCATTACGGCGAATATCAACCTTGCCGCCGGTGTCTGGGTTATGAACCCGCGCACC